CAAGATGATCGCGGCCTTGGCCAAGACCGCCGAGACCTTAGGCGACTTGAAGGTCCAGGAGGACAGGGTGAACAACGACAATGAACCGGGACGACTGCCGAGCGACGACGACGCCATCGAGCGACTGCGCGCCGATCTGGAGCGCCGACTGGCTCGCCTCTCTGCCAGCTTCGAACAGAAGCGCGATCCTAGCGGGGCTGAACCTGAGCGACCTGCAGCTGATGGATCGACATTGGGGCTTCTGGGCCCGTCCTGAGCAATTGGCCCCGCCGGGCGACTGGCGCACCTGGCTTTTTCTAGGTGGTCGCGGGGCGGGCAAGACCCGGGCTGGAGCCGAATGGCTGGCCGCCGCCTCCCGGCGTAATGACCGGCTGGCTCTGGTGGGACCCACCCTGCACGATGTTCGAGAGGTCATGATCGATGGACTGTCTGGACTTTGCGCCTGTGCTTGGATCGGTGGCGCGCCGCGTTTTGAAAGCTCACGGCGAAGGCTGCTCTTTTCCAACGGAGCGGTGGCCTACGCCTTTTCCGCCGAAGACCCCGAAAGCCTGCGCGGGCCCCAGTTCGGCGCGGCCTGGGCCGATGAATATTGCGCCTGGACCTATGCAGAGGACACGCTTGCCATGTTGAGAATGGGACTGCGCCTTGGCGATGACCCCCGGCTGGTCATGACCACCACGCCCAAGCCGACCCTGGCCCTACGCCGACTGATGGCTGAGGATGGAGTGGTGGTGACGCGAGCGGGCACCTTGGCCAATCGGGCCAACCTCTCCCCCGGCTTTATTGATGGCTTGCAGGCCGTCTATGGCGGCACTCGTCTTGCGGCACAGGAACTGGATGGACAGGTGGTCGAAGGGCTGGAGGGCGCGCTATGGCGAGCGCAGGATCTGCTGCAGGCACGCGGGCCACGGCCTGACCATCTGGATCAGGTCATTGTCGCGGTCGATCCCCCGGCCAGTGCGGGCGGCGATGCCTGCGGGCTGGTGGTCGCCGGGCGGCTGGAAGAGCGCGGCTATGTGCTGGCCGACCTGACCCTGAGCGGAGCCTCACCGCTCGGCTGGGCCGGACGGGCGGTACAGGCGGCTAAGGATTTTGACGCCGCCTTTGTGGTCGCAGAAGCCAATCAAGGGGGCGACATGGTGCGCACCGTCCTGACCATGGCCGGATGTCCCGTCCCCGTACGGCTAGTTCATGCCCGCCTTGGCAAAAGGGCAAGGGCGGAGCCCGTCGCGGCGCTCTATGAGCAGGGCCGCATCACCCATTGCGGTGCCTTTGGGGCCTTGGAGGAGGAGCTGATGGCGCTGGGCACCGAGGGGATGGATCACAGCCCCGACCGCGCCGACGCCCTGGTCTGGGCCCTGTCCGAACTGTTGCTGAACCGGCGTGCCAGCGCGCCACGACTTTCGGTGCTCTGAGCCGAACCGCTGATCTAGAGGATGAATGAGATGGCCCTTTTTCAACGCGCCCCAAGGCGTGATCGCGGCCTCGTGCCTGAAACCAAGAACAGCAAGGTTCAGCGGCTGATTGCCTTGACCCTGTCGGGCCGTCCGCAATGGACGCCGCGCAACTATGAGGCCTTGGCGCGCGAAGGCTTTGCCCGCAATCCGGTGGCCTATCGCTGTGTGCGCCTGATTGCTGAGGCCGCCGCCTCTGTGCCACTGGTCGTGTTCGAGGCCGGACGGCGCAGTCCAAACCACCCCCTGATGCGCCTCTTGGAGCGCCCCAACACCGAACAGGGCTTGCCGGACCTGCTGGAGGCCTTCTTTGGCGGGCTTCAGACGGCGGGCAATGGCTATCTAGAGGCGGTGCAGGACGATCAGGGCCAGCCGTTCGAGCTCTATGCCCTGCGCTCGGATCGCATGAAGGTGGTGCCCGGCGCGCGCGGCTGGCCCGAGGCCTATGACTATTCCGTAGGCGGACGAAATGTCCGGCTAACTCGTACTGGTGACGGCTGGATGCCGGTCCTGCATCTGAAGCTGCTCAATCCTCTTAACGACTATTACGGCTTTTCGCCCCTCGAGGCGGCCGCCTTTGCGGTGGATGTGCACAATGCGTCCGGCGCTTGGAACAAGGCCCTGCTCGACAATGCCGCCCGTCCCTCTGGGGCCTTGGTCTATGGCGGCGGTGAGGGCGGCGAGCGGCTCACCGATGAGCAATTTGAGCGCCTTAAGGCTGAGCTGACCGAGACCCACAGCGGCACAGGGGCGGCGGGTCGTCCCCTGCTGCTCGAAGGCGGGCTGGACTGGAAGCCCATGTCGCTCAGCCCCGCCGATATGGATTTCATCGATGGCAAACATGCCGCCGCGCGTGAGATCGCACTGGCCTTTGGTATCCCGCCGCCTCTGCTCGGCATTCCGGGCGATAGCACCTATGCCAACTTCAAAGAGGCCAATTCCGCCTTCTGGCGCCATGCTGTCGTGCCTCTGACCGAGCGGCTGGCCAGAGCCCTGACCGGCTGGCTGGGGGCTCAGTTTGCCGATGTTCGGATTGGCTGTGATCTCGACGCGGTTCCGGCCTTGGCTCCGGAGCGTGAGGCCCTGTGGGCGCGGCTGGAGGCGGCAACTTTCCTGACCCCGCAAGAGCGCCGTCGCATGGCCGGGCTGGGTGATGACGTTCCAACGCAGGACAGCGCCCCATGATGGCCCGTACACCCAGCTCGCCGCGCTGGCGGCTTGATCGACAGATCACCACCGGGGTCATTTTGGCTGCAGTCCTTCAGACCGGCGGTCTGCTGATCTGGGCCGGAAAGGAAGCGGCGCGGGTCGATCTGATCGAGCGCCGACTGGAGGGGCAGTCCAGCGTCTCCGAACGGCTGGCCCGTCTTGAAGAACAGGTCGCCGGGGCCCGCGCCGCCTTGGAACGGGTCGAGCGCAAGCTGGACCACGTGGAGGGACGCTGATGGCTGATGGCTTTCAAGGTGATCTGCAGATCGAGGGCTATGCCTCGCTGTTCTGGACCCGCGATCTCAATGACGACGTGACCGCCGCCGGGGCCTTTGCGGCCTCTCTTCGGCGAACCGGTTCTGAGGGCCTGCGGATGCTCCATCAGCATGATAGCCGCGCGCCCATTGGCGTCTGGGACCTAGCCAAAGAGGACCATCGCGGTCTGTTCGTCCGGGGGCGGATCTTAGGTCTGACGCCAGAGGCGCGGCTTTGTGCAGCCCTCGTGCGCGCCGGTGCACTGGACGGCCTGTCCATCGGATTTCGCACCCTCAAGGCCCGCCCCGATGAGAGCGGGCGGCTAAGAGTCCTCACCGAGGTGGAGCTTTGGGAAGTGTCGATCGTGACCTTCCCCATGCTGCCAATGGCCCGGATCAGCCGGTTCCAAACCGTTCAACCGCAGGCGGCCTAGGCCCTCTGTCTTTGCCTTCTCAAACCCTGGAGTGACCATGACCCAAGAGAACAAGCAGGTGGCCCATTCACCTGAAACCCGAGCCGCCCTGCATGAGGTGCTGGCAACCTTTGAAGCCTATAAGGCCAGCAATGATCAGCGGCTCAGCGCTATCGAGACCAAGCGCGCTGATATCTTGCTTGAGGAACAGCTCGCGCGGATTGACGCCAGTCTGACCGCCGCTCAGGGCCGATTTGATCGCGCCTCTGCGGCCCTGCGCCGTCCGTCCCTGGGTGATAGTCCCCGATGGGCTGAACCCGACGAGCGTAAGGCCGCATGGGATGGCTATGTGAAGTCTGGCGCGTTGGCGGCGTCCCTGATCGATGTAAAGGGAATTGCACAGAACACTGAGGCCGGTAGCGGAACGGTGGGCGGCTATCTGGCCCCTCCGGAGTTGGAACAGCAGATCTTGCGCCGCTTGGCCATCGCCAGTCCCTTGCGTGACATCTGTCAGGTCCAAACCATTTCCGGATCGACCTATCGCAAGCCCGTCTCGGCAAAAGGCTTGACGGCCAGTTGGGTCGCTGAGACGGCATCACGGGCGGAAACGACTGGCTTGACCTTGGATATTCTGGATTTCCCAGCCAGCGAGCTCTATGCCGCGCCCGCTGCGACTCAGGCCCTTCTTGATGATGCCTTGGTCAACATAGACGAATGGCTGGCCGCCGAGGTGGAAGATGCTTTCGCCGCTCAAGAAACCACGGCCTTCATCAATGGTACGGGCACCAACCAGCCCAAGGGATTGCTGAGCCATACGATCGTCGCAGAGACGTCTCACGCTTGGAACAAGATTGGCTATCTGGCCACGGGCGTTGATGCGCTCTTCCCGGCCAGCAACCCGACCGACAAGCTGATCGATCTTGTCTATACGCCTCGAGTCCAGTTTCGCCCCAATGGCCGCTTCATGATGAACCGCAAGACGGTTTCAGTCGTCCGCAAGTTTAAGGACAGCACCGGCAACTATATCTGGAACGCGGCGCTGCAGCCGGGGGCGTCGGCGACCCTATTGGGCTATCCGGTGGCTGAGATTGAGACCATGCCGGACATTGCTGCAAACAGCTATTCCGTCGCCTTCGGTGACTTCCAGCGCGGCTATCTGATCGTGGATCGGGCGGGCATTCGTGTCCTGCGCGACCCCTATAGCTCCAAGCCCAATGTCCTATTCTACACCACCAAGCGCGTCGGCGGTGGGGTGCAGAACTTTGACGCGATCAAGCTGCTGAAGTTCGCCGTCAGCTAAATCCTTGCCTCCCCCAACTGTCTTCGCATCCGGCTTCGGTCGGGTGCGAAGGCCTCTTTGATCCTTTTCAGGGACCCTTCCCATGACCCTTCAAGTCCTCGTGCCCCCTGCGGCCGAGCCTGTAACGCTGGATGAGGCCAAGGCAGTCCTTCGCGTGACGGACGGTGCCGAAGATGCCCTGATCCAGCGGCTGATCCGGGCCGCGCGCCAGCGGATCGAGGCGGCGCTGGGCTTGAGCCTGATCACCACCACCTATCGCGAAATCCTTGATCTTTGGAGCGATAGCCTCACACCCAATGGCTATATCCGCCTGCAACGCGGCCCGCTTCTCAGTGTCGTTTCGGTTCGGATTGCCAATCAGGATGGCGATTATGAGACGCTCGACCCGTCTCGTTACCGCCCACGCCTGGATAGTCGTCCGGGATTGATCGTCCCCCTTGGCGCAGGCCTTCCCCAGTCCGCCCAGCCCGTCAGCGGCCTCGAGATCACCTATCGCTGCGGCTTTGGCGATAGGGCCGAGACCGTGCCCGAGCCCTTGCGCCAAGCGGTGCTGGCCTTGGTGGCCCATAGTTTTGAACATCGTGAGGCGGCAGAACTGCCCCTCGCCCTCGTCGAGCCTTGGCTCGCGCCCTTCCGGCGGGTGCGGCTGTGATTGCGTCTCGCCACGTCCTGGCGACCCTTTTTGCGGTCTCAGAGGTATCCCCGCCTTTTGGCGGTCAGGCACGAAACTGGACCTCCTTGGCCACCCTATGGGTCAGCCTGTCGCCGATCAGTTCCAACCTCGTTGCCAACCCCAATCAGCCCCCGCAGAGGCGCGAGCAGGTGAGGGCGCAGGCGCGAGACATGGCCGTCGTTGCGGTCGGTCAGCGCCTGTCCATCGGCCCGCGCCACTGGCGGATTACCGCTGTGGATCGGGGACAGCCGCAACTGGGCCTGATGGTCCTTGATCTTGAAGGTGATGCGCCATGAGCCTTGATCCTGAACGGGCCCTGCAACTGGCGCTGCTCACCAAGCTGAGAGCCAATGGCGCCCTAACGGCCCTGCTCGGCAACCCGCCAAGGGTCTATGACGAGCCCCCCACCGATCCGGTCTATCCCTATGTCAGCCTTGGTCGCAGTGAGACCCGGCCCTGGGGCGGCCTCGACGGCGAAGGTCTGGAGCATGTGCTGAGCCTGACGGTCGTGTCGGTCTTTGGCGGCTCGGAGGAGGCCAAGGCGGTAATGGCGCTGGTGCGGCTCAGCCTGCACGGGGCCGCGCTCAGTCTCGACGGCCATCGCCTGATCAATCTGCGCGTCACCTATGCCGACCTCTTTAAGGCGGCCGATTGGCGCTCGACCTTTGGCGTCCTGCGCCTGCGGGCCATCACCGAACCTCTCAATCCCCCATCCTAAAGGAGCCCCCCATGGCGGCGCAAAAAGGCAAGGATATATTGCTCAAGATCGGCGATGGAGCCCCTTCGGAGAGCTTCACCTCCGTGGCAGGCCTTCGGGCGCGCACCCTGTCGCTCAATGCCAAGTCGGTGGATGCCACCGATTCTGACAGCACCGGTCGTTGGCGCGAATTGCTGGCCGGCGCAGGCGTTCGGTCCGTGGCGGTCAGCGGGTCTGGGGTCTTTCGCGACAGTGCCGCCGACGCCCTCGTGCGCGATGCCTTCTTTGCGCAGGACGCGCGCAATTGGCAGCTCATCATCCCTGATTTTGGAACCCTCAAGGGGCCGTTCCTGATCGCCAGTCTGGACTATGCCGGAGACCATGAGGGCGAGGTGACCTTTGCCCTGTCGCTGGCCTCGGCCGGTCCCGTCAGCTTTACGGCGTCCTAGCGATGGGCGCGGTCGTTGCGAACCATGCACGAGGTCAGGTGATCCAGCCGGTCGGCGGCATCCCCCGTCGCCTGTGCCTGACCCTCGGGGCCTTGGCCGAGTTGGAAACCGCCTTTGGTCTGGAGGGATGGGAGGCCCTGTCCGAGCGTCTGCGCGCCCTGTCGGCTAAGGACATGCTGTTGGTCCTAGCAGCCCTTCTGCGAGGGGGCGGTGAGGATCAGGCGGCGGCAGAACTGGCCTCTCTTCCGGTCGATTTTCGGGAAGCGGCGCTTGCGGTCGCGGCAGCCTTTATGGCGGCGGGCGAGGGGTGAGCCCTTGGCCAGATCTTTTGCGTCTTGGGGTCCTTCGCCTTGGCCTGTCGCCCGATGAGTTTTGGCGGCTGTCCTTGGCCGAATGGCGGGTCCTGACCGCCGCGCCGCCGCAGGACGCCCCTTTGAGTCGCCCTGAATTTGAGGTCCTCCTCGCCCTCTATCCGGATCAATGACCATGAGCACACCTTCAGCCTTTCCAGGCGCCAATGGCCTTGGCGGCCTAATGTCTCAAACCGCAGAGGCCGCAGCGGCGCTGGACTCTCTCAAGGCCCCGGCCCAGAGCGCAGCCAACGCCATCGATGATGCCTTTTCCCGCGCTGGGAGCAGCCTTGCCCATAGCCTGACCCGCGCCGCTGCTGATGGGCGCATCAGTTTGCAAGAATTGGCGCGCGGGGTGCTCGACGCGGTCAATGCGGCGGCGGGGATCGGCTCGGGCGGCAAGGGCGGCGGCGGTCTTGGCGATATCCTGTCCAAGGTCCTGATCCAGAGCTTTGCCGGTGCCCGCGCGGACGGCGGACCGGTGACGGCGGGCGGCGCCTATCTGGTCGGCGAGCGCGGCCCCGAAATCTTCAGGCCCCAGACCAGCGGCATGATCGACGCGTCAAGTTCAGGTGGTTCTGGCGGCATGACCGTCAATATCGCCGTCAGCCCTTCGGACGGCGGGCTTTTGCGCTCTGACGCGCAACTGGCGCAGGCCTTGGCGCGGGCGGTTTCGCTCGGCGCCCGCAAACTCTAGGAGCCGCCCGCCATGGCCTTTCATGATGTAAGATTGCCCGCTCGCTTGGCCTTTGGCTCCAGCGGCGGGGTTGAACGACGCACCGAGGTGGTGACCTTGGCCTCTGGCTTTGAGCGCCGCTCGACGCCTTGGGCCCATGGTCGCCGCCGCTATCTGGTCGGGGCGGGCATTAGGTCGCTGGATGATGTCGCGGCCCTGACCGCCTTTTTTGAGGCGCGGCGCGGGCGGCTTCATGGCTTTCGGTTCAAGGACTTTGCCGACTGGAAGTCCTGCCCGCCCTCTCAGACCCCTGCACCGACCGATCAGAGCCTCGGCGTGGGCGATGGCGCTACCACCCGCTTTGTCCTGATCAAGCGCTATGGCGCGGGCGCAGATGCTTATGTTCGTACACTGACTAAACCCGTCGTGGGCACCTTGCGGGTGGCGGTGTCGGGCCGCGAATTGAACGGCTCAGCCTTCAGCCTCGACGCCCTGACCGGAGCCGTGACCCTGTCCTCCGCGCCCGCCCTAGGGGCCGCCGTCACGGCAGGCTTTGCCTTCGACACGCCCGTGCGGTTCGACACAGATCGGCTCGACGTGACCCTTGAAGGGTTCGAGGCCGGCCGGATGGTCGCCGCGCCCCTGATTGAGGTGAGGCTCTAGGATGCGTGCAGTCCCCGATGAGTTGGCTGAGCGCATCGAAAGCGGCGCGTCCTGCCTGTGTCACGTCTGGATCTTGACCCGCAAGGATGGCGTCAAGCTGGGCTTTACGGACCATGATCAGGACCTGACCGTTGCGGGGGTCCTTTGCCGCGCGGCCAGCGGTTGGACCGGCGGCGTGGCCCATAGCGGCCTTGGATTTGCACCCGGGTCCCTCGCCGCTGAAGGGGCGCTGGATAGTGATGCCGTCACCGAGACCGATATTGCCGCTGGGCTCTATGATGGGGCCAGCCTTGAGCAGCGCCGGGTCGACTGGACGACGCCAAACCTAGAGGTCCTGCTATGGCGCGGGGTGATTGCGCGGTTGGTGCGTGAGGGCGAGCATTTCATTGCCGAGATTGAAGGCCCCCTCGCGGCGCTGGACCGTGTGGTCGGTCGCACCTTTGGACGGCTCTGTGATGCGGATCTGGGGGATAGACGTTGCCGCGCGGTGGTGAGCCTTGGCCAAGACGGCGCAAGGCCGACTTGCGACAAGCGTTACAGCACCTGCCAGAGCCAATTTTCCAATGGCGTGAACTTCCAAGGCTTTCCCCATATTCCAGGCGATGATTTCCTGACCCTCTATCCGGGGGAGGGGGCGCGCCATGATGGCGGCTCTCGGCGCGCTTGAGCCCGGTCTTAAGGCCCTTACTGAGGGCCGAAATTGTGGCTGCGGCTCGCAGTTGGATCGGCACTCCCTATCAACATCAGGCCAGCCTTAAGGGCGCTGGATGCGACTGTCTGGGCCTCGTGCGCGGGGTCTGGCGCGATCTCTATGGGTTTGAGCCCGAACCACCGCCGCCCTACCGCGCCGACTGGGCTGAGCTTGGGGATGACGAGCCGCTTTTGGCTGCAGTCGGTCGGCATTTCGTTCGTGCTCCTGACCAAGCGATTCTCCTGCCCGGCGACCTTTTACTGTTTCGCATGGCCCCAGAGGCGGTGACCAAACATTGCGCTCTGGTGTCCGAAGGCTCTGGCGGCGCGGACTATGGCCGGATCATCCACGCCTATTGGGGCCGCGCCGCTGTCGAAAGCTGGTTGGGGCCTTGGTGGCAAAGGCGGCTGGCGGCGCGTTTTTTCTTTCCCAATCTGAGGGACTGACATGGCTCAACTTGTACTCACCACCCTCGGCACAGCGCTCGGCGGCCCCCTCGGCGGGGCGATTGGCTCGGCCATCGGGGCCTCTATCGACAATGCCGCCTTGCAAAGCCTGTCGCCCGCTCGTCAGGTCGGCCCGCGATTGACCCAGGTACGCCTGACCTCGGTGTCCGAAGGGGC